TCACGTTGTCCATACGCTTTGCCAGCGTGTTGCTGAACAGACTGATAGCCTGATCTCTATGGACAGGAGTATTATACCACATTTTCATCTGATCCATGCCATCATTTGCAATAAAATCAGATGCAGCCCTGATCTTACTGGCAAAGCTGCTGACAGAGAAGTTCTTTGAGTGGCGACCATACACATAGGCTAGCTTATTGCCATCAACAAGAGTATTATAACATGCGTGACGGAAGTATCCCATCATGCCGTTGTTGGCCCATGTCCTGTTGTGGCTGGTGCGGAACTTG